TAGGTGACGGCACAACTGATGTGACCGCAGACATCAACCGCGCACTTTATGAAATATTTTGCCGCGAAGTTAACACACAAGTTCGACGGAGCATTTATTTTCCAGCTGGCATTTACATTATTACTGATACCTTGAATATTCCACCGTATTGCCGCTTGTACGGCGATGGTGCAGAATCAACAATTATTAATTTTAATGTACAAAATCATACCTCGACTACTACATATACACAAGGTGTGTTAGTTAAAAGTGGTGTTAGTTTTTATAGAAGTATTGCCGCAGTACCAGTTGGTGTTCTCATCAGTAACGCAACGTATTGGGCAATAGAAAGCCTGCCATCATACATGTTACAAACTGCTGACAGCTTGCAACAAACTGGTGTGAATATCGGTACTAACGGCGCCCTGCCACCTGGATCAGTTGAAATCTTAGGAATGAAGTTTGTTAGCAATCAAGACAACAACGGTATTTTGATTGAAGCAGCAACTAATTGCTTCTTTGACGCTGTGGACATTGCTGGCCCTGGTACTACCGCTACGCTTGGTACATCAACTGCTGATTCGGCCGCAGTAAGATTTAATAGCACTGCTAGTTATGTTTGCCGACATATTTCTTTTAACAATTGTAAATTCTCAGGATTGACCTGGGGAGTCAACACTGATGAAGAAATTGAAGGTGTTACTTTTAATGACACTGAATTTAACACCCTCTACCAAGGAGCATATCTTGGTAACATTGTTGCACCAGCAGTTGGTCCTAATGGTGTGCGTATTTCCAATTGTATTTTTGATAACATCTACGTTGAAGGTGTTGTAATTGTTAATTGCAGTCGCAACATAACAGCATATAACACCTTCTACGATGTGGGCAATCACTTTAACGGTGCTGCATTGCCATCAAGTTCTATTATTGACATTGATGCGTTTAACAATGCTAGTGTTGGTGACATGTTTGAGCGTACTACTGCATACTCAACTACCTACCCGCGTGTTAATATTAACGATACTAATGCTATGGTCATGAGTATGAACCAACGTGGTATTGTGGTATATCAACAAAACGTTGCAAACAACATTATTTCCAATACTTTAGATCTTGGAACATACAAACGCAGTGCTGGCATTGAAGATGTTATTACTGATAATGGGTCAGCTACTCTAGCAGTTGTGACCAACACCGTAGCAACTTGTTTTAAATTGGATTATACCATTGTTCGGGATACCAGTCGACGAACTGGAACGATGACGGTTGCAAGTGGCACTGGTTTCAGTTATACTGATGACTATGCTGAAAATGCAACGACTGGTGTTACACTTACTGTCACTGACAATGTGGGCACGGTAACTGTGGCATACACATCAACCTCCACCGGCCAAGGTGGAACCATTCATTACTCTATTACCAACCTCGGTTAATGTGGCCCAAAACTTTTGCCGAAAGGCTTGAGAGCTGGTCAGCACTCAAAAATCATGCTACCAATGCTGATTGTGATCGGGCAATTAGTGCCATCAATTCTTGGTGGTTTCAAACTCCTTGGCAAGCATATCATTTGCACTGGGACGATCGGCCAACTTGGCCAGATCCCTGGCAATTATTGAGTGACAACCTCTATTGTCCTCTTGCTCGCGGGCTAGGAATCATGTATACTATAACACTTGTAGATCGGCCAGATCTACAAGATGCTGTGCTTATTGAGGCAGGCGGTGACAATTTAGTCCTGGTCAACAAATCAAAATATATACTGAATTGGGACGCAAACACTGTATTAAATATCAACCCGGGGGAAGTAAACTCCCGTCATAGCGTAGCGCAAGCACAAATAAAACAACAATTAAGGTAACAATGAAAACGATTACAGTCGAAAAACGTGATGGAACTCGCGAGCCATTAGCGTTAGAGAAGTGGCAAGCTCAAATTGCTAAAGTTTGCTCGGGAATTGCTGATGTAAGTCAGAGTATGGTAGAAATTAAAGCGCAATTGCATTTTTATGATGGCATTAAAACTACAGAAATTGACGGTATTACGCTACGGGCAATTGTGGACTTGATTGATGTAGAATCAAATCCAGATGTAGGACACACAAATTATCAATACGTGGCAGGTAAACAACGTCTTAGTATGTTGCGCAAGGACGTGTACGGTAACTATCAACCGCCTCACTTGTATGAAATTGTAAAGACCAATGTAGCTACTGGCTTGTACACGCCTGAGCTCTTGGAATGGTACTCAGAGGATGACTGGAATCGCATGGAAGACATGATTGATCATGCCAAGGACGAACAGTACAGCTATGCTGCCATTGAGCAGTTGATTGAAAAGTATCTTGTTAAGAACCGCTCAACAAAAGAAATATATGAAACTCCACAAGTTAGATACATGGTGGCCGCAGCTACAGTGTTTCACAAAGAAGAGCCTAACACGGCTAGAATGCGTTATATCAAAGAATATTATCAAGCCGCCAGTGATGGTTTGTTTACTCTTGCTACACCTGTGCTTGCAGGGCTTGGCACTCCTACTAAACAGTTTAGTAGTTGTGTGCTTATCAGGAGTGACGACGATCTTGATAGTATATTCGCTTCTGGTGAGATGATGGCCAAGTATGCCAGCAAACGTGCTGGCATAGGATTAGAGATTGGTCGCCTACGTTCACTGGGTAGTCCCATCCGCGGCGGAGAAATTCAACACACAGGCATGATACCATTTTTAAAGAAGTGGTTTGGGGACCTACGTTCATGTTCACAAGGAGGTATTCGTAATGCAAGTGCAACTGTTTTCTACCCCATCTGGCATCTTCAATTCGATGATCTTATTGTGCTCAAGAACAATCAAGGAACCGAAGAAACCCGTGTCCGACATATGGACTATGGGGTGGTGCTTTCTGCTTTTTTCTGGCGTAGATTTAGACACAAACAAAACATCACGTTTTTTGACCCTAACGAGGTGCCGGATCTATATGAAGCCTTCTATCGGGACACTAAGTTATTTGAGAAACTTTATGTGGCTTATGAAAAACGATCTGACCTACGCAAGAAGACTATTTCTGCAGAAGAAGTCTTCAAGGGAGGAATACTTAAAGAACGAACTGACACAGGTCGTATCTATCTAGTGTTCATTGACAATGTGATGAACCAAGGACCATTTGATCCTGAGTATCATACAATCTACCAGAGTAACTTATGCTGTGAAATTCTATTACCTACTAGATCTTTTAAACGTCTTGATGACGCTGACGGTCGCATTGCATTATGCACATTGGGCAGTATCAACTGGGGTGCTTTCCGTAACCCAGAAGACATGCGCCGTGCTTGTCGTATTCTTCATCGCAGCCTCAACAATATTCTTGATTACCAGGACTTTCTAAGTATCCAGTCAAAGTTAAGCAATGATGAGATCCGCCCACTAGGCATTGGAGTCACTAATCTCGCCTACTGGCACGCCAAGCGTGGATTCAACTACGGAGAGCGAGACTCCTTGGCTGAAGTCAAGACCTGGATGGAACACCAAGCCTACTACTTGACAGAAATGTCAGTGGAACTGGCCAAGGAACGTGGCCGTTGTGCGGACAGTGATCGCACACGTTACGGACAAGGCGTATTTCCCTGGGAACTACGTGCCAAGGGTGTGAACGAACTTGCAGACTTTGCACCAGAACTAAACTGGGAAGGTCTACGTGCAGAAATGCGGAGTTATGGTGTTCGCAATGCAACATCAATGGCCATTGCTCCGGTTGAGTCTAGCTCAGTGGTAATCAACTCAACCAACGGCATTGAAATGCCCATGAGCCTGATCTCAGTCAAGGAATCTAAAGCAGGATCGTTAACACAAGTGGTACCAGAGTATCACAAACTTAAAAACAAATATCAAATGATGTGGGCACAAAAAGACTGTGACGGCTACTTGAAGACTGCGGCTGTGTTGGCGGCTTACGTTGATCAGTCAATCAGCACAAACACATTCTACAACCCTGCACACTTTCCTGACCGTAAAGTGCCTACCACACTGATTGCCAAGAACTTGATGCAAGCACACTACTGGGGACTGAAAACATTCTACTACAGTTTGATCAACAAGGCCGGTAGTAAAATGATCAAAGAAGATGCGCCGTCAACTGCATTAGAAGAGATTGATTTTGATCTTGAAGAAGATTGCGAGGCTTGTAAGCTATGAACAGCGTGGAAAAAATCTGGGCACGAGCAACCGGGCACTTGATGGGCGAATCAGATCATGATCGTCCGGAGGTGCCTATACTAACACTTCAAGAAGCCCGAATAGCCTTGTTCTTTAAAACATTTTGGGTTATAATACATGTTATAACTTGTGGCTTTATTATAGCCAACACAATCAGACACTGGTAATACAATGAGTCAACAACAATACAATTTAAAAACTAAAACAGACTACCTTAGCCGCAAGATGTTTCTTGATCCCGCAGGTCCCGTTACTATTCAACGATTTGAAGAAGTCAAGTACAACAAGATTGCCAAGTACGAGCAAGAAGCACGTGGATTCTTTTGGGTACCAGAGGAAATTTCCTTAACCAAAGATTCACAAGACTTTAAAGATGCATCCGATACAGTCAAGCATATCTTTACCAGTAACTTGCTAAGACAAACAGCACTTGATAGTTTACAAGGACGTGGCCCAAGCCAAATCTTTACACCAGTTGTATCATTGCCTGAACTAGAAGCATTAATGTATAACTGGAGTTTCTTTGAGACTAACATTCACTCACGCAGTTATAGTCACATCATTCGTAACATCTACAACGTGCCCAAGGATGTGTTCAACACCATTCACGACACAGCTGAAATTGTAGACATGGCCAGTTCAGTAGGCAACTATTACGATGCCCTGCACGTTATCAACTGTCGCAAAGAAGCTGGAGAAGAAATTGATGAAGGATTGCATTTAAAAGCCATTTGGTTAGCACTTAACGCAAGTTATGCATTGGAAGCGTTCCGCTTTATGGTATCGTTTGCTACTAGTTTGGCCATGGTCGAGAACAAGATCTTTATTGGTAACGGTAACATTATTGGATTGATTTTGCAAGATGAAATACTACACAAAGAGTGGACTGGTTGGATTATCAATCAAGTAGTAAAAGAAGACTCACGATTTACTTCAATCAAAGCAGAGTGCGAAGCTGAGGTGTATCAACTGTATCTAGATGTGATCCGTGAAGAAAAAGCCTGGGCTGACTACCTGTTCAACAAAGGTCCAGTGATTGGGTTGAACGCTAACATTCTAAAAGACTTTGTGGACTACACTGCGTTCCATGCACTCAAGGAAATTGGAATCAAGTACACCGCAGATCACCCACGTAGTACACCAATACCTTGGTTCAACAAACACGTTGATGTTTCCAAGAAACAAACTGCCTTGCAAGAAAACGAAAGTACCAATTATGTAATTGGTGTCATGAGCGATCAATTAGACTATGATGAGTTACCTGACCTATGATCAACGATGAATGGTTTACTCGAGGTGGGTTTACAACCTACAAACACCCTACTCCTATCAGTTATGAAACTGCCACAGACAACGGCACAGTAGACACACTGGAAGGTCCGGTTGCATACACAGTGGGGCACAAGATTATTACTGGTCCCAAAGGTGAACGGTATCCGGTGAGCCCTATTAAGTTTACGGCCTACTATGATGACAACGGTGATGGCACAGCTACTCCTAAAAAGATCATAAAGGTAGCTCGACTTGCTGACCATGATGGTGTTGTAAAAGCCAGCTGGGGCAATTTAGAATATACCAAAGGCAATGACTACATTGTCAAACATGGTCCCGGCGACTATGGTGTTGTTAAAACAGATATCTTTGCCAAGACCTATGACAAATCACAAGAAGGAAAATAAAATGAAAGCAATAGTATGGAGCAAGGATCAATGCCCTTACTGTGTTCAAGCCAAAGCACTGCTTGAAAGTAAAGGCATTGAATACGAAGAACGCAATATTATGCATGGCTGGACCCGAGAACAATTATTAGAAGCAGTACCAACTGCTCGTACACTACCACAGATCTTTTTGGATGAAGAACTTGTGGGCGGGTTTACTGAACTCAGAACAAAATTAACAGAAAGCAAATAATGGAAATTGGAAAAGTTTACACATTTAAACTGAACTCTGGCGAGGAAATGATTGCCAAAGTTGTGGACGCTGGCGAAGGATATGCCATGCTACAGGACCCTGTAAGCGTGGCTCCTGGACCACAAGGTATGGGACTTGTGCCGTCAATGTTTACCGCAGATCCTGACAAAAATCCTCGGCTAAATATGAGTTGTGTTGCTATTCATGCACAAACTGATGACAGTGTGCGTATGAAATATATTGAAGCAACTACTGGTATTAAAGTACCAGATAAGAAAATTTTAGTAGGATAACATGCCAGCAGTACAACGAAAAGGTGATTCAAATGGCGCAGGTGGCGTTGCCACAGGCGGTATATCATCGGTTCGTGTTAACGGAGCACCGGTAGTTGTTAATGGTACTTCTGTTTCAGCTCATGCCCCTTGGGGAAGACCACACCCACCGCATGCTGCCCCCACTACTAGTGGAGGCAATGGTACGGTAAAGGCAGGCGGAATACCAATCATAACAACTGGATGCGCTGACACTTGTGGTCATTCCAGAGCCGGCGGCTCCGGCGATGTCAGGGCAGGTTGATGGCCAGCGTTACAACCCCATTACAAATTGAAGTTGCGGCAGCATTGTTGCAAAACACTGGACTGAAGCCGTTGCCGGCTGCGTTAACACAGGCCATAATAACGTTCAATGCTACTACTGTAATTTCAAACTTTATTGCCGCAGTAAATTTTTACAAAGCACAAACATTTGCAACACAAAGCACGTTGGAAAGTTTGTTGAGCATTGGCAGCGGCGTGTGTCCGGCACTGGGTAACTCAATACCAACATCTCCACTGGGTACTTTTACGTATCTAAGAAGTGAATATTTAACCACACCGTTTAATGCCACAGACGGGTCAACTCTGGATCCAAGTGGATTTTCAAATTTGATAGAGCAAACTGCTGCCGCATACATTGGTAATGGTGATGCAGGCAAGTTCTGCCAAGGGTTCATGGGGGTACAAGGATACTTGTCCACAGTCAATCAGTACATTGAGTCTGCAGCCAACATCAACAACTATGATCCAACATTTACCAACATGGATAATTTGGTAACAGCAGGTGTGTCCTCAATAAACACCAATCTAGAAGCTTTTGGTACAGATTTAACAAATCAAGGACAGTTATGGGATCCTGCTAACATGGAATTGTACGGTACTCCTGCTGGATTGTTACAACAAATTAGCAACGTGTCGGGGGTTCGAAGACAAGCCATACCAGGAGTTCATGAGTCGCTAAGAGCTAGCGGCCTAACAGAGACTCAAATTAAAGATCTAGTTGAAGACAACCGTGTTGGTATACTAAATTCTAATGGTCTAAGCCAAAATGAGTTTGATAAACTGCAACGAGTTGCCTACAACGGCCTAACAACAGTTAGCGATGATGCGTTGGCTCAAGTTCTAGACATTCTAGATGTTACTACGCCCAACATTACCAGCATGGAGCAATTGCTTGACCCAGTCAAGATGTTTCCTTTGAGCTATGCTACCATGCAAACAGTAAGCCCAGATGGGCCTATTGCAATTTTTAGCCCATCTGGATCGGTAAATTCTAGTATTGCACCGGTTGTAAATTCGTATCTGCCTACATCTACTGGTTGCGATGAGTTGGGTAAAATTATACCACCTGCTGACGCAGTAGCTAACAAGGCAATTCAAGTATCGTTACAACAAATTAACAATCTTCCCAACATTGATTTGCCGGACCTTGCAGAAACAATCTTGGGTAGCGTATCTAATCCTTGGAATCCAACACAAGAATATCTTGCCAATGATGTTGTGTCCACTAGCGATACAATACCAGACTACTATCGTGCGGCTCAGGATGTGCCTGTGGGTGCTGCACTTAACGATACCGGTTACTGGACTCCAACCACACTTGGTGGCCTGAGTACAATGGCTGGGTTGCCACTAATTCAAGCACAAACTACTCCAGTGCCTGTATCGGTAACTGATTATTTTGAAACTGTGGTAGCAACTGG